AAAATATGGCCAAGAAAAAAACAAAAGACGATATTATCTCCGAAGCTAATATAATCCCAGAACAAGCATATGTTACATGGGGTGATGATTTAGCATCAAAACAAGAGGCCCTAAAAACTTCCGCATCCTCTTTAGATGAATTTACTTTAGTAGAAAAAACATCAGCCACCAGAAGATACACTCTTGATTACTCAAATCTTGATGGAAATACCGGTGGACGTCCCGGCTTAACAAAGAGTGACTACTACAATTTCAGACCAGAAGAAGCTCCTCCTTATAGAGTTAAAAGCATACTCAGAAGAGCAGAAGATATTTATCAAAGAGTTGGTTTAGTAAAAAATGTTATTGATCTTATGGGTGATTTTGCTAGTCAAGGCATAAGATTAGTTCATAAAAATAAAAGAATAGAAAGATTTTATAGAAGATGGTTTAAAAAAATTAATGGCAAAGATCGTAGTGAAAGATTTTTGAATAATTTATATAAGAGTGGAAATGTAGTTATAGATAGGCGAACAGCTAAAATCAGTATCAAAGTAGTAGATAAACTATATCAATCTTTAGGAAATGCCGACTCGCTAGTTTCAGAGCTTCCTCAAATTAATGTAGAAAAAAGAGAAATTCCTTGGAAGTATACTTTCGTCGATCCTGTATTTGTTGATGTTACAGCAGGATCATTATCTTCATTCGTAGATAATAAAACATATGAGCTTCAAGTTCCTCCTAACTTAAGAAAAATTATTAATAGCCCAAAAACAGAAGCAGAAAGACTAATAGTTGAACAGCTTCCACAACAAATTATCGAAGCAGCAAAAGCAAAGAAAGCTTTTCCTCTTGATCCTACCAAAACATTAGTTTTTCACTATAAAAAAGACGATTGGCAAGCTTGGTCATATCCGATGATTTATGCTATTATGGATGATATAGCAGTAATAGAAAAATTGAAGCTCGCAGATATGGCAGCTCTAGATGGAGCTATTAGTAATATTAGAATTTTTAAATTAGGTAATTTAGAACATAGAATTGCTCCAACTAAAGCAGCCACAGCAAAACTAGCTAGTATTCTAGGAAACAATGTTGGTGGTGGTACTATGGATTTGATTTGGGGGCCAGACATTGAATTATTGGAGAGTAATACAAATGTTCATAATTTTCTTGGAGAAGGTAAATATACTCCACATTTAAATGCTATATATGCTGGTCTTGGGATTCCTCCTACTCTAACAGGAACTTTTGGAGCCGCAGGAACAACAAATAATTTCATTAGCTTAAAAACATTAACTCAAAGACTTCAATACGGAAGAGATGTTCTTATCGATTTTTGGGAACATGAAATTTCTTTAGTTCAAAAAGCTATGGGATTTAAGTATCCAGCAAAAATAGAATTTGATAGAATGGATTTAAGTAATGAGGATGCTGAAAAAGCACTACTAATACAACTATCTGATAGAAATATTATAAGCGATGAGCTTATTCAAACAAGATTCGGATTTGATCCCGACATGGAGAAGACCAGACTAAATAGAGAATACAGAGAAAGAGAAAGTAACAGGATGATAGATAAGGCTGGTCCTTGGCATGATCCACAACCAGAAAATGCTTTAAAAAAGATCGCTCTACAATTAGGTATTGTGACTCCTGGCGAAGTCGGCCTAGAACTAAATGACAAAAAAGATGGTGAACAGAATGGATTGGAACTTAAACAACAATTGCAGCCTAGCAAACCAACACCGTTGGCAAGCGATTCTCCCGAATCGCTGCCAGGAGAACCGCAACAGGGGCGGCCAAAAAATTCGAAGGATCAGTCACCACGAAAACAAAAACAATTTGCCCCACAAACGGGAGCAAGTTTAATGATATGGGCAAGTAAAGCGCAAGATAAAATAAATGATATTATTAATCCTATACTACTAGAGTTCTATAATAAAAAAAATGTCAGAAGTTTAACCTCGAACGAATACAAAGAATTTGATGAAGTAAAATCCAAAATACTATTCTCACTGACACCTTTCTGCAAAATAGATAAAGACTTAGTATTACATACGTTTAGTTCTATTAATAATGATACTATTTTAAAATTATATGGACTATATCAAAATTATATCAAAAATATATCCAATCAATTAGGAGATGATCTTTTAATTGAAGACTATAAGCAAGCAAAAGCGTCATTTTATTTTATGGTGTATGATAAAGCATTATAATGGAGCATACTATGCAAATATTTCAACAAGAATACGATGACGGCATAGCAGACGCTATTAGAGCTACTGCAAGAATTACCTATGCTAGTCTAGTAGAACCATGCAAAGATACTTCTTTGTCGAAAGTCATAAGTCACATAAAAACTTTATCGGCCTTGAATGATCAAGATTTATATTATGTTCAATCTATTTTAGTAACTTCTAATTGGAATAAGAATGATGATATTTTTGATAAATCAGAAATTTGGGCAGCTAGAAATACTCCAGAAGACAAACCAACCAATCTAGAGCACGACGAAAGTCTAATCATCGGACACATTACTGCTAATTGGCCTATTACTGGAGATGGCATATTAATAGATGAAAATACTCCAGTAGATAATTTACCAGATAAATTCCATATCCTAACAGGCTCTGTAATATATAGAGCATTTTCCAAACCAGAACTAAAAGAAAGAGCCGAGAAACTAATTGCTGAAATAGAAAATGGTCAAAAATATGTTAGTATGGAATGTTTATTTAAGGGTTTTGATTATGGACTAATGAATAAAACTACTGGTGAATATAAAATTTTAAGCAGAGATAATAATACAGCATATTTAACAAAATATCTTAGATCCTACGGAGGAGCAGGAGAGCACGAACAATACAAAATAGGTAGAGTTTTAAGAAACATAACATTCTCTGGAAAGGGATTTGTTGACAAACCAGCTAATCCAGAGAGTATTATTTTTACTAAAAATGAATTAAACCATATTGAGCAAAAAAATATTTCGTCCGAAAAAAATATAAATTTTATAATATCAGGTGTATCTAATATCGATCCTCAACCAGAAGTGGAGAATATTAACATGAACTTAGAAACAGAAATTGCCGACATCAAGACAAAAATCGAGTCTCTGGCTAGTGTTGCCGGTGCTACCGATTGCTCAGGTGCTGTTAAGGAAGCTTATGCTTCTGTCAGTGCAGCAGAAAATACAATCAAAGAACTAAATGATTCTGTTAAGGCTGGAGAAGAAGCTCTTACTCAAACCAGAGCAGAAATCGAAGCTCTCAGAGTCGAAAAAGAAGAAGCAGCAAAAAAGATGCGAGCAGAGATGGATATGAAAGAAGAAGAAATGAAGAAAATGAAAGCAGAACTTGATTCTGCTCTCGAAACCATTGCTGCTTACAAAGGTAAAGAAGAAAAAATGATGAAAGCAGAAAAGAAGATGAAAAGAATGGCTGCTCTCATTGAGAATGGCGTAGAATCCGAAGTAGCTTCTTCAACAGTTGATAAATTTGAAAGCCTAGATGACGAAGCTTTTGATGCTATCGCTGCGCTATTAGCTGCCAAAAAGCCTCCTATGAAAGAAGAAATGGAAACTGAAGAGGCTATGATGAAGAAAAAGGCAGAAAAAATGAAAGAAGAAGAAGCAATGATGATGAAAAAAAGAGCTTCTGAAGATAATTTAACAGATCCAGAAGTTCTAGAAGCTGCTGAAGTTGCACAAGAGGTAAATCTTGGCATCGGTGGCGAAACAGAAAATTCTGTTGAGAACACTCGTGCGGCATTAGTAGAATTTGTTTCAAGTAGACTAGGTAAAAAACTATAATAAGGGAGAATAAAATGGCTCTTAAACCAGATCGCGTCGAAGTATTAACAGATGTATCTTTCTTCATGAACACCACAGCCGCTAGGGGCGGTGTTGTTAGTGTTGTAACAGCCGGTAGCGGCGTATCTATGGATGATTCCAGTGCTGTAGTAGCCTATGCCGCTACTGTTTCTGGATCAAAGCCAATAGGTATTCTTCTAAATGATGTTGTTAATCTTGATCTAACTCGTCAACATATCAATTGGTATAAAGACGAAGTTCAGCAAGGCGGTAAGGTTACCGTTCTACGTCAAGGTCAAGTAACAACTGATAGGATTGTTGCAGCGGCTACGCCATCAGCCGGTGACGATGCTTATGTTGGCGTTAGTGGCCTTATTGGCACAAGCTCGACCAACTCTGTAAAGATTGGTCAATTCTTGAGTGCCAAAGATGCAGATGGTTACGCAAAAGTATCAGTAAATCTATAATTTCATCACAGGGAGAATAAAATGTCAGCTAATACCGAAAGATTTCAGCCAACTCCAGAACTAACAGAGCTTCTTGTTAGATCCGGATCAGCAAATAGAGAAGTTTCATTAGCCGCTAATGCGGAAATTGCTAAAGCTCTTGAGCTTCCATTGAGAAAAGGTCTTCTTAGTGGTGATATTCTAGATGGCATCTTCGAGCCAATTCAGCTCCAACAAGGTGCTACTCCTGAATTTCCATTAGATTTCCTTGCTCCTGGAACCGAAAGAGATTTCGTTGCCTATACCATTCCAAACCATGGATATATTCCAGAGCGTCATGTTGAGAGCGATTATGTCATGGTTCCAACCTATGACATTGGCGCTAGCATCGACTACCTCTTAAAGTATGCTCGTGATGCTCGTTGGGATGTTGTTGGTCGTGCTATGGAAGTACTAGAAGGTTCATTCGTCAAGAAGATGAATGATGACGGTTGGCACACATTACTAGCCGCTGCTGTTGATCGTAACATTGTTGTTTACGACAGCGATGCTGCT